TAATATATACAATTTCTATAATTTTAACACTGTCAGCTATGCATATAGCATACATTCAAAGAGGGTATCTAGCAATAGGCGGAGAGGTGTTATTACTTCTAATCCCTGTACTGATAGATATATGGGTGGAGGGAATAGAAAATGAGGAAGAGTAAAAGAGATAAAAAGGTTAAAAAAGTATTTAATGCTACTACTGAAAAAATGAAAGAACTTATTACTAATGAAAATGACTTAAAAATTTTCACATATTACTTTAATGCTGAAGGGAATCAATTTTCAGAAAGGGTAGCTGGAATAATGGGTACAGTATCATTAAGCCTTTTAACTAAAAATTTTGAAGAAAAAAGATTGTTGTTAGCATTAGCTAAAAAACAATTAGATGAGATTTTACCAGAAATGAGAGAGTCAACAAAACCACCAGCAAGTCTAGTAGTCTTGATGAGCTTATTTGAATTAAATGAGATGTTAATAGATTATCTTAGATATGAAAATAGACTGGCAAAAGCTTTACAAGATGATAAGTTAGTTCAAAAGAATTTTGAATTTAGAGATTCACTACTAAAAAATGTTGGAAATATTATAACAGGAGACATGTGGGAAGATTTAGGTTATGACATGGTATATGCTGGAAAATTAAAAATAAAATTTGAAGAGATTTTAGCATGGATTCCAAGAGGTGTAGCAAGATTAGTTAAATACAATAAACCTTTTGTAGATGTGAAACAACTAGAAATATTGGAAGAGAAAAGAGTAAGAGTACTAGAATCATTAAAAATGACTGTAGATTTTTGTGATGAAGTAAAAGAGAAAGAACCAGTACAAGTAAATATTTTTAGAGAGATGATGAGTAGAATCTTGATGGTTAGATATGAACTCAGACACTCTTTAGAAAATGAGATAAAAGATAAAAAGGATATAAGATATCTAAAGACATTAGTGACTAAATTAGAAAAACTATTTAGCTGGCAATATAACTTAATAGAAACAGGAGATGATGGTTGTGAATGAATTAACATTGTATGGGATAAGTAAAGAAATGATAGCTATGGAAGAATTATGGGAGATGGCTATTGATGAAGAGACAGGAGAAGTAAAAGATGCAGCTTTATTAGAAGAGTTACAACAAGGAATAGAAACTACTTTAAAAGAAAAAAGTGCAGATATAGTTAAATACTATAAAAATAGAGATAGCTTGATAGAGAGTATAGATAAAGAGATAAAAAGACTTCAAGAATTAAAAAAAATAGGAGAAAAGAAGCAAGATAGTTTTAAGAACTATATAAAAATGTGTATGGAGAAAATGGGAGTTAAGAAGATAGAAACTTCTAATGGAAACATTTCATTAAGAAAGACTCCAGAGAGTGTAGAGCTAATAGATGAGGAGATTATTCCAGAGAAATTTAAAACGACAGTACAATTGGAAAAAATATCTAAAACAGATATAAAGAAAGCTTTGCAAGAGGGAGAAGAAGTTCCAGGAGCAACTTTAAAAAGAGGGATGTCAATAAATATAAAATAAGAGGTGTAAAATGAAGATTTTGTTTTTAGATACAGAAACAGGTGGAGTAAATCCCAAAGAGTCAGCACTCATCCAATTAAGTGGAATAGTAAGGATAGATAAAAAAGATGTAGAGGAGTTTAACTTTTTTATAAAACCTTTTGAAGGTAGTGAAGTTAATCCAAAAGCTTTAGAGGTTCAAGGGAGAACATTGAAAGAGTTAGATAGTGAAAAGTATAAATCAGAGGCAGAAACTTATTTTTACTTTAAGAAAATATTAGATAAGTACATAAATAAATATGATAAAGAGGACAAGTTTATAGTAGCAGGGTACAATGTAAAGTTTGATATAGAAATGTTACAAGCTTTATTTAAAAGACAAAATGATAATTATCTTTTCAGCTACATAAGTTCAGCAACTATAGATCCTCTACCTTGCATAGGATTTTTACAACTATGTGGAATACTTCCAGTGTTAGAAAATAATAAATTAGAAACTTGGTGTAATTATTTTGGGATTGAGTTTCAAGCACATGATAGTTTGGAAGATATAAAAGCTACAAAAGAACTTATTTTCGAAATAGCAAGTTTGATAAGGAAGTGATGAGATGGCACAAAAAGTGTTAATTTTAGGAAGTAGTGGAACTGGGAAATCTACTTCTATCAGAAATCTAAAGCCAGAGGAGACTTTTATAATAAAGACAGTGGAAAAACCATTACCTTTTAAAAAATCTGAATCTCTTTATAATTTAGAAAAGAAAAATCTTTTTGTTACTAAAAGGATAGATAGTGTGATAAAGGCTTTGGATAAGATAGAAAAAAATACAGCTATAAAAACTCTGATAATAGATGATTTTAATTATCTATTAACTTATGGGTATAAGGAAAGAGCAAAAGAAACAGGATATACAAAGTTTGAAACCCTAGCCTTTGGAATAATGGATATTTTTAATAAGTTAGATGAAATGAGAAATGACCTCATAATTTATATAATGGCTCATACACAAAAGGATCAAGATGGAAAGTTATCCATGAAAACGATAGGTAAATTTTTAGATGATAAGTTAGTTGTAGAAGGGTTATTTTCTATGGTTATATTGGCTCTTGGTAGTGAAAGTGAATATAAGTTTACAGTTAATGGTTTAGACCCTGCTAAGACACCAATAGATATGTTTACAGAAAATGAAATAGAGAATGACTTAGTATTAATAAATAAAGCAATAAGAGAATATTTTAATTAGGAGATGATGAGAATGAACTTATGGAATAGTAATCAAGAGGATTTAACAACAGCAGTTGGAAGAGGAGAAAAAATAACTAAGAGTGGAGTATATGAATTTGAAATAAAAGAAGCATATTTAACTAACTCAAGTTCTAGTAAAGCTGTAGGAATAACATTAAATTTGGAAAACAGTGAAGGATATGCAAGAGTCACACTATGGCATAAAAAAGGAGATGGAACAGATAATAAGTTTGCTCAAAAGCTATTAAATAGAATGGTATATTTATTAAAATTGAAGGTAGAAAACTTAAAAACAGAGGTTAAAAAGGTAAAAGCCTACTCTGGAGAAGAGATAAGTAGAACATATATCACTAACTTAGCTGGAAAAGAGATAGGAGTAATCCTTCAAGCTAAAAAAGATGGAGATAATATCAATTATGAGATAAAAGATTTCTTTGATATAAAAACTGAAAAAACTACTAATGAGATTTTAAACAAGACTGAGGCAACAGATGTAAAGTTCTATAGAGAGAAATTTGGAGTAACTACTCAACCAGAAGTAACAGAAAAAGAAGATAGTGTTGAAGATGATGAGGAGTTCCCATTTTAAATTTTTTTAAAAAGAACATTGGCAATTAAATAGAAACCTAAAAAGTATTTTTGGAGTTAATAGAGTATAACAAAAAATATCTTGACAAGTCGGCATATAAGTGATAAACTTATGACAAGTCGGCATAAAGGAGTTACTATGGAAAAAAGAGTTTTAAAGGTTTCTTTTGCAAAAGGTGGTTCTGGTAGTGTTTCTCCAAGAACAACAATCCCTAAAACGTGGCTTGATTTATTAGAAGTTACACAAGAAGAAAGGGAAATTGAAATGATTTTGGATAAAGAAAAAAAACAGATAATCATTTGTAAAAAAAAATAAAAAACTCCTATTAGCTCCCTTACGAGTTCCAATAGGAGTTATACAGTATAATACTGCCAGCAACTTTATTATACTGTATTAACTCCAAAAATACAACATTTTTAGGAGGATTTAATGAATATTTTAAAAATTGAGGAAGTTAAAATCAAAGCAGATGAGTTAAAAAGTTTAATCTTAATGTTAGAACAAGCTATCTTTTGTGGTGGTTTTGATGTAAAAGAATATGAGTGGGGATTTAATCATATTTTTAATCAAAGTTGTAATTTAGTTAATAACTTGCAAGCTCTTATTGATGAAGAAAGAAATCAAAAATTAGAGGAGAAAAAAGATGGATTTAATAACTAAAGATAGAATTACAAGTTTAGAACTTTTAGAACAAATAAATTTATTTAGAAAACAAGAAGGGAAGAAAAAAGACCTTAGACATGATACTTTGAGAGACATTATAAAAGATGAGTTTGAAGAAGAAATACTATTCCAAAAAATTTTGGAAAAGTCTATAAGTTCAAATGGAGGAAGACCTATAAAGAGTTTTGAACTAACTCTTAACCAAGCTAAACAGGTATTAATGAGAGAAAGCAAATTTGTAAGAAGGGCTGTAATTCATTATATTGAAAGATTAGAAAATGCTTTAAAATCCAATAAATCTCAAAAGGAACAATTACTTTTGGAATTAGAAAAACCATTAGAAAGGCTTGGAAGTATTTTTAATATAAATCTTCAGAGTATAGGTTATGAAAATTTATCAAATTTTAAACAAAGTATAGATAAATATTTAGAATGTGAGAAAGACAAAGAAAAAGAATTGATAAAAGCAAGTATAGAAGCTTACCATATATTTAATTTGAATAATGAAAAAGAGATTGAAACAGAAAAGTTTATTGAGAAACTTAATTTATATATTCAACATTTAAGAATGATGAATTTATTTAA